GACCCAACGAAGATTATAAACCAAGAGCAACCACAGGCTCCGGTCGAGGGAGGAGTGGATGGAGCTGGCGCCCAAGCAATGGGAGCGGCTAATCGTCAGGTTGCCCAAATGATGTAATATGAAAGACCTAAAAAAGAAAATGGAGCAGGTATTAAAGTATCTTGTGCCAGCCACAACGATTACCTACACCGCAAAACCAGAGCGACCTGGCCCAAAGAAATCAAAGGGGCGCACACCAAATTATAAGATACCCGCAACTCCAAAGAATAGCGGTATTGGTTGGGGGCCATAACATGAAAACTATTATGAGGGCAATAGATTCATTGCTTAATAAGTTTGGTTACTACAAGGTTGAAATGCCTCAGGGTGCGGCGGTTACTGAGAAGGAAGTTCTTGAATTGTTCTCTGGCTACGGTGCCAATGAACTCTTTGTTCGCTTCCTTCGCGACCTCTGCGCTCGAGACATTCGCTTGTACTTCCAGGCTAATAACGATAAAGACCGCGACAGTCTTCGCGGCGCACATGCACGTACAAATTATTTTATCGCCTTAATTCGTAAAGTAAATGACAAACGAACCAAAGGACAGCGTAGAACAAACAACTAAAGAGACACCATCTGACGCTGAACTTAACAAAAAGTTAACGTGCAATCCATACGACTCTGACTGCGAGTCGTGTCAATAAGCAGGGGGGGGGCTTGACAAAATAAATAGGTGTGTTATAATATACACCGTACAGTGGCCCTCGACTGTGCTGACGCCGATAATTCGGCACTCCATTCTTTATGGGTGGGGTTGAAGTGGTGGTGGCCTCTTCCCAACACTGCCATCTCAACCTTGCCCGTAAGGGTAAGGCGTACTATGTACGCTTTAGACACTCACAGTGTCAACTCGCCAAGTTGGACTCGACCAACCGCAGGCATTGCTGCGTTAAAAAGTGTATTTAAAATAAGGGGGCGAGCAAGTCATTACATGACAGAAGAGGAAATCAAAGCCTTACAGGAAGCTAAGGAGGCAGCTGAAAGACGTGCTGCTGAAGCCGAGGCCCGCGCAAATGCGGAGAAAGCCAAGGCGGAAAAGTACCAAAGTGATGTACAGAAAGTAGTTTCTGAACTTACAGAGGAACGCAAAAAGAAAAACGAAGCTTTAAATAAGGCGCAATTTAATAACGACGAGCCAGACGTTAAATCTTTAATCGAACAAGCTCTGCGTGAAAAAGAAGAAGCTAGAAAGAAAGCTGAGGTTGAACTTGCTATTGAAGAGTTCAAACGAAGTAAGCCTGAGTTTCAGGCGGACACAGCTGGTCTAGTATTTGAAAAGTTCAAGCAGACGCTTAATAAGTTTAACTTCTCAGACATCCAAACTCGTGAGGACGCACGAGCTCGACTTGAGGATGTGTATCGCTTTGCTAACGGCACAGCATCACAAACCCAGGATTCAGCTCATGACGGCACTCCGAATATCCCGGCAAATATTGGAGACTCCCCCGACCGACTCAAGAAAGAGACGGAAAAGGCATTAGAGATTGCCAATATGCCAAAGGAAAAGTTTGATAAGTTGAAAGGCAAATACGGAGAGGCACTTGCTTCTCTTGAAGTTGTGTAGATAGAGAAGACGTTTGGTTCTATTAAGTAACGAATCAAATGGCTTTTATTAAAGTCGGTACGCTTGGTCGTTTCGGTGGTCCCCTCCTTGTGGAGCGCATCATTACTAACTCAGCTACGGTTGCAGTTGGTGATGCTGTAAAGACTACGGCAGGCTTTGGTGCTCTTGTTACAACTGGAGATGATATTCTCGGTGTTGTAGAGAGCGTAATCGGAGCTGATGGTCTTGCTGTCTCAACAGGCGGCACATACCGAGGAAACCCAGGTGACGCATTTACGGCTGCGTCTGATAACCAGACCGTAGCAAGAGCACGAGTACGTGTCGATGTTGACATGAGCTCACTTTATGAGGGACTACCTGACGCTGCAATCGGCACAACTGCTGGTTCAGGTCTTGCTGGTAAGACATTCGACCTTGTTGATGAAGACAACATTGACGAGTCTACTGTAAACGAGACTAAGCAACAGGTATACTCACACGGCCCAAGTATTAATGATACCACTCGTTTGGTAATTAATATTCTTGAGTCTGAACTGTTTGGCATGTAATTACTCGCTCACCTAATACACTAATAATTTCATATGATTGAAACACGTGCAAAATGGGGCGAGTTGATTAAGGGCGTTGGACTCCAGGTCATCGAATGTATTGACCAGGGTTAGCTCATCGAGCTCTGGTAAAATTGAATATAATAAGGTAAACCCTAAGCACGTTGTGTAAGGGAATACCTGGCAAGCAATGGAACTATTAACTTAGTTACAAATGAAACAAAGCAACACCTCAAGGTTTGCATATTTTGCAGGACTACTTGATGGTGAAGGAACAATAGGTATTTATTGTAAGAACGATATGGATGTTAACTTTCCTGGTAACGGAAGAGGTTTATCATCCTACAAGGCTATGATATCCATCTGCCAAAAAAGAGGGCCTATGATTGACTGGTTGTATGGTAACTTTGGTGGCACCATATACAAAAAGAGCCAAGTCACTGTCGCGCCGAATACTTACAAGAAATACGAACATGAAATGTATGAATGGAAGTTAACCTCATATGAACAAATTGTTTATATTCTCAAGAGGGCACTCCCATTCCTTACTGAAAAAAAGAACCAGGCTGAACTTATGATTGAGTTCATACATAAACACAATAGTGTTAAACAGACTGGCATCAAGAAAGGTTTTATCCTAGAAATCCCTAAGGATGTTCTAGAAAACTGGAAACGTTATGCTGAAGAAACAAGCATAAAGATGAAAGAATTAAAAAGAAACTTTGTTCCATGTGCAGCCGTAGAGACTAAATTATTCAAAACATCAACTGATGTTAAGTTATAGTCCGATACTTAGGGAAACCTAAGAAACAAAAACAAGGCGAGCAAAATGACGATGCTCTACTCGCCAGGCATTTCTAACCTCCTTTCTATGGAGTCTTCAGCGGTTGCGCAGAAGCACTTCACAGGTAAGGTTACTGAGAATCGCATTTATCGTAAGGATGAAGGCGAAGCTGCCGAAGAACTTAATCGCTACAAGACATACGTTACCTCAGTAGACTTTACGTCATACTCAGGTAAGGTAGAGCTTACACGCGAGAACCTTATGGACCGAGACTTTGCTTCTCAACTTGATGAGGCGACAGACCTTGGCCGAGGTTATAACTTCTCTCAGGACGAGGCAGGTATCCAGCTTTTCAATGGTGGATTCACTACTCGTAAGGACAGCATTAAGGGATACCGATACCAGTACTACGGAGATGGCGTGCCTACGTTCAGCGTACAGCACCCTTCAGTAGTTCCTGGTCAGTCATCACAGTCTAACGCTTCATCAACAGGTCTTGTTCTCTCAGATGCAAATCTTGAGACAGCTCGCCTCGCGCTCAAGCGACAGCTCACTGATGCTGGTGGTCCTCTTACTATGGGCGGCCGAGAAACTCTTGTAGTTCCTCTCCAGCTCGAGAAGACCGCAACTGTTATTACAGAGTCAGAGCTTGTATCTAACTCAGGTAACAACGACATCAACGTTTACAAGGGCATGGTAGGTGTGACCTCATCTGTACTTCTTGATGCAGTACATGGTGGTTCAGCTACTGCTTGGTTCCTTATCGTTCCAGGCGCTACACGATTCATCCACGATGTTCGTGAAGGTATGCAGCCTTGGACAAAGGTTGATGAGGACAAGAAGACCCTTACCGTAGGAGTATACGGACGATGGGCTAACTACACCAAAGACTGGCGACGCTCATGGGCATCGCTTGGAGATGGTGCTGCTTACTCAGCGTAAGGTCCAAAGTAACTGAGGTGACTTAGTTACCATAGGGTGGGGGTACTGCCCCTACCCATATGGTTGTTAAGACCATAGATTTAAATCTGACGAAAGTCTAATTGCAATTACATGAGTTTTATAAAAATAAAGAACCCTCTCGATAAAGAGATTGTACTCAATTATCGAGGAGAAAACTTTGCACTTGGTGCAGGTGAGTCAAAAGCTTACCCAGAACCAGTAGCAAAACACTGGAGAGAAATCTTCGGTTTCGTACTCACAGAAGGTACACTTAGCGATGTGGAACCAGTGGCACTAGCAGCAGAAGTGGCGGTAGAGGAAGTACAGGAAGCGGCGCCAAAGAAAACAGCTAAAAAGAAATAATATGCTGTATTATTCTAATCAGCCAAGCATTCGATTGTTCAACGCTGTAACACTTACAAACGCTTTCTCTGGTAATCGTAAGGAGTTTACCACAGAAGGATTTTCTAAGCTTACACTTTACACAACCTATGCGCAGGGCGGTGGTGAAACAAGTAACACGCTTGAGTTTCAGCTTGACGCCTCACATAACGGTACTGACTGGTTTACTCTTGTAGTAGACACAACTACAGCAAGTACATCTGTTGTCACGGCACGTGAGTGGCAGATGTCAACAGGAAGTCTAAACGTAATACTAGACATTGCGTACCCACACATGCGCATGTCGCTAAAAGAAACAGGGGTCGTAACAAACGCAGGAACAGCTTCTGTACACTGCACACTATCAGGTCTTTAATTCTTAAACAATGTCAACAAATCTAACAGATTCAGCAGGTGCAGTAATCGCAAATAATAGCGGTACAGTAATCCTTCACGACGACTCTACGTCGATGCGTCTTGCGACAAAGAACCTAACATCAGCACAGGTCAAGGCTCTCCGCGCGACACCACAAACAATCATCCCAGCCCCAGGTGCTGGCAAGCTTATCGTTGTAGAGTCAGCTGTTCTTCAGCTCAACTACGGCGGAACAAACGCATTCACAGAGACAACAGACAACCTTGTACTTCAATACACAGACTCTGGAACTGACATTACAGGCTCTATTGAAACAACTGGTTTCATTGACCAGACAGCAGACACTATTGCTATCGTGCGTCCAACTACGATTGCAGCTATGGCAGCAGCAACAGCTGGAGTTAACGAGGCTGTAGAGCTCTTTAACACTGGTGACGGTGAAATCGCCGGAAACGCAGCGAACAACAATACTCTTAACGTTACGATTCTTTACCGAGTTGTAGACGTTATCTAACAAATAAACAATGAAGAACTCAACCATACTGAAAGATGAGGTTGGGATTCTTACGGCAGACAAGTCCGCTGTCATCACTGAGTTGAGAATAGCATCGCAGAAACTTAAAGATGTTCACATCGAAATAGGTAAAGCAGAGGCTACGCTCGCGGATGTGAGAACGCTAATTACGGAAGAGACAGCACGGCTCGAGGATATTCGGGGTCGTGCTGTTTCTTGTAAGAGTGAGTTGAATATTCTAATGCAAGACCTCAGGAATATGCAGAACTCATACGACGCTGCAAGAGTAAGAAACTCCCAGGAAGAAAGAATACATCTTGGACGTATAAAGGAACTTAAGGAACAAGAAGGAGCGCTCATCAGTGAGATAGCAAATCTTAAAACTGTCTACGACAAGAACTCAGACGCGTACGCGATGAGTATGTCTGAGCAGACAAGGAAGCTTCGTGATATAGACAAAGAGCTTAGCATCAAGGAAAAGCTTGTCTCTGATAAGAATAAGGAGCTTGATAAGATGGAGGAAGAGTCAAAGAAGCTCACAAAAGAAAGACTCAAAAGAGAGGATAAAATCCGCGCACGTGAAAGAATTCTTGACTCAAGAGAGCTTTCACTTACAAAGAAAGAGGAGGACCTCATAACAATGTCGAGGGACATGTTGATTGTTTATGGTCGATTAAAGGAGGCATATGCCAAGGTAGACCCTGCGGTTGACCTAGATAAACTAATCTTCAAATAATATGTTCCCTTGGAATATAACAAACCCTGGGTTCCCACTAGGTGGCGGGCTAACTTCAGGAGAACAACAGTTCGTAACCGACCTCTACTCACTTGCTTATCAAGCTGGTGATATACTTTACCATAACGGCACATCTCTAACAAGGCTCGCAATCGGTTCGCCAGGCCAGTCACTTGTAGTAAACGGCGGAGGTAATGCGCCCACATGGACAACCCCAGCAGGAGGTGGAGACGTGGTGGGTCCAGCATCTTCAGTAGACAATGCCATCGTTCGTTTCGACGGTCTCACTGGTAAGGCAATCCAGGGCTACACATCTGGTGCGCCAACAATTTCAGACACTGGTGCAATCACAGCAACACAAGGTGGCTCACTAACTGGTACCTGGTCAAACCTTGGAACTGTGACAACCATTGATATCAACGGTGGAACGATTGACGGAACAACGATTGGCGGTGCATCTGCTGCTGCAATCACTGGTACCATCATTACAGCAAACACTGGCTTGGTGCCAGACGCAAACGATGGTGCATATCTCGGCCAATCTGGCACAGCATTCTCTGACCTTTTCCTTGCTGATGGAGGAGTCATTAACTGGAATGCTGGCAACATCTCGCTGACACATTCAGCGGGGTTGCTCACACTTTCGGACCAGAATCCAGGAACATCTGGACCAACGTTTGAAATCTATCAAGACTCAGTTAGCCCAGCCAACTCAGATGTTGTTGGTACACTTTTGTTTAGCGGACGTGATTCGGCTGCAAACAAACAAAACTACGGCCGCCAAATTGTTACAATCACAGACGTAACTTCTGCTTCGGAAGATGCAACAATGACTTGGGGAGTAGTAGTAGCGGGTACAATGACTAATGAGCTTGTGCTCTCAAACACAGCGCTGGCACCGTTTGTTAACGATGGCATCTCACTTGGAACATCAACCATTTCTTTTGCAGATTTGTTCTTGGCAACAGGAGGGGTGATTAACTTTGCTAACGGCAACGCAACACTCACTCACTCAACTGGTCTGATTACATCAAACGTTCCGTTCTCTATTGGAACCTCAAATGCACTCACCGCTGGTTCGATTGAGCTCGGAGCTGCAAGCGACACAACCATCACACGAACAGGAGCGGGGGCTATTGCTGTAGAAGGAGTTGGTGTCGCATTAAACTCAGTGTCTCTACCACATACCGCATCTCAATACGAAGTAGGAAATGCTTCAGACACAACAATCACCCGTTCAGCAGCTGGAGTTATTGCTGTAGAGGGAGTAGTAATACCGTCTATTTCAAGTACAAACACGCTCACAAACAAGCGTATTACTCCTCGCACAGGCACAACGACATCAAGTGCTACTCCAACGATTAACACTGACAACGTTGATTTCTACTCAATTACTGCTCAGACGGTAGAC